TTACACTCCTGCATTAAACAACAATCTAAACGTTGATGACACTGGTAATACTTTTGCTGGTACATTAAACGGAAGATACAAAGTGTACATTGATCCATACTCAGCAAACTCATCTGCGAAACAATACTACGTAGTTGGTTACAAAGGTACTTCACCTTATGACGCTGGTATATTCTACTGCCCATACGTGCCACTACAAATGGTGAGAGCAGTTGGACAAGACACTTTCCAACCAAAAATCGGTTTCAAAACTAGATATGGTCTAGTTGCAAACCCATTTGCAGAAACAGGTGCTCAATCAGGTGCTGCTACTGCTGTTAACAATGCTGGTTCAGCAAACAGTAATAGATACTACCAAAAAGTACAAGTTGCTAACATAATGTAATTTGGTTGATTGTTGTTTGACAATCTTAAAAGGGCGGCTCTAAACAAGTCGCCCTTTTTTTATGCACTAAATAAACATATGAAAAAAGTTTTAATTCAATACCTATACATATTCATTATAGTTTTAATGATGCTTATTGTATTTACTTGGGCAAACGCTTGTGAACAAGAACAAGTTAAACCAGTAGATAATAAAACAATACCTGTGTGTGAAGAATTACAAGAATCTACCGAAGAAAAACCTTGTAAAAAACCAGAAAATATAAACACAGTTATTAAAGCAATAGAGAAACTAGGCGAATCAGGAACACTTCCTAAATAGTATATAAATAATATTATGACTACTACAAATAGTTACAATAGACAGCCTACTAAATTGGATTATGCAGATCCTACTAAGTTTAAGTTTAATGTGCTTAAATTACCTAAAGTAGAATACTTTTGTACAGCGGTAAATTTACCTGGTGTATCAATAGCAGATAACTATGTTCAACCTACACCATTTAGAGATATACCTATGCCTGGTGAAAAATTACAATATGATAGATTATCTCTTACATTTTTAGTAGATGAAAATTTAGAGAACTACCAAGAGATACACGGTTGGTTAAGAGGATTAGGATTTCCTGGTGGATATGATGAGTTTAAAACTTTATTAGACTCTGGTACAGATAGATTTCCTACATCAAAAAATAGTGTGTTAGGTGACGCAGGACGAGCAAAGTTTGCTGCCCCTAGTACCGGTGGTCTATTTTCAGACGCAACACTAACAATACTAACAAGTAAAAACAATGCTGTAGTAGAAGTAAGATTTAGTGATATATTTCCTTTGTCTTTATCTGGACTACAATACTCACAACAAGCAACTGATACAGATTATTTAACGGCAACTGTAACATTTGATTACAAACTATACGACTTTGCAAATACAAACGCAAGTAGAACAAGCATAACAACAACTTAAAAACTTGATTTTTTGAGTGTTTTATGATATAATGAATATATTATGGATTTAGAACAAATACAAGAACTAGCAGAAAAAGACCTAAAGATTAACGATACTGAATTAGATTTAGAGTCTTTGAAAACTCCTCAGTTACATAACAAGTATATGAAACACTTAACAAAGTTTAAGTTGTTATTAACACGTGCTGAAGATGATTTAAGAACAATACGATTATTTAAATGGGAATATTATACAGGTAAATCAGACCCACAAGTATATCAACAAAAACCTTTTAATCTAAAAATTTTAAAACAAGATGTTGACAAGTATATTGAAGCAGACGAAGAAATACAAAAAGCAACTCAAAAAGTTAAATACTTAGAAACTGTTGTTGATTTTTTAGATAGAACTATTAGACAAATTTCTAATAGAACTTTTACTATAAAGAACGCTATAGACTGGAGAAAGTTTACTAGTGGCGCTATCTAATAATGACAACTACACGCTATCTCATCATAGATAAGAAAAACGAAGTCTATTTAAAAATAGAAGCTGACGCTGATATTAGACGTGAACTTGGCGAATACTTTACGTTTGAAGTGCCAGGTTTTAAGTTTATGCCTCAATATCGTAGTAGAGTATGGGATGGAAAAATAAGATTATTCAGTTATGCAACAGGTCAAATCTATGCAGGTTTATATCCTTATATAATAGATTGGTGTAAGAAAAATGATGTACAAGTTGTAGATGGTACTAAAATAAAAGATGTCAAAGTAAATGATGATGAAGTAAATAGATTTATCAAAGCACTCAAAATACCTAAAATAGAAGTTAGAGATTATCAAAAAGAAGCATTTGTACACTCATTAAAAAAGAGTAGGTGTTTATTACTTTCTCCTACTGCCTCTGGTAAATCTCTTATCATATACTTAATGTTAATCTATAATTTAATTAGATTAAAAGATACTAAACAAGATAAGATACTAATTATTGTGCCAACAACATCACTAGTAGAACAGTTATTTAAAGATTTCAAAGATTATGGTTATAATAGTGATCGTAATGTACATAGAATATATCAAGGACACGATAAAGAAACAAAGAAAAGAGTTATTATATCTACTTGGCAATCAATCTACAATCTACCCAAAAAATGGTTTCAACAATTTGGTATGGTGATTGGTGATGAAGCACATCTATTTAAAGCAGTTTCATTAAGTAAGATAATGAATAAGTTAGAAAAATGTAAATATAGAATTGGTCTTACAGGTACTTTAGACGGAACTAAAACACATAAGTTAGTATTAGAAGGTTTATTTGGTACTGTAAATAAAGTTGTATCAACAAGTGAATTACAAGAAAAGAAACAACTTGCTGACTTAAAAATATTCTGTTTAATACTTCAACACGATAAAAATGCTAGAGATTTTCTAAAAGATAAAACATACCAAGAAGAAATGGACTATATTGTATCTAATGAGAAACGGAATAAATATATTCGTAATCTGTGTCTATCTTTGCCAGGTAATACATTATGTCTATTTCAGTACGTTGAAAAACACGGAATGTTACTTAAACAATTAATCGAGGACAAAGCCGATGATAAAAAAGTTTTCTTTGTTTATGGAGGTGTTGAGGCAGAGGAACGTGAAAAGATTCGTTTTATTACAGAAAAATCCGAAGGTGCTATTATTATTGCTAGTTACGGCACTTTCTCTACTGGTATTAATATTCGTAACTTACACAACATTGTTTTTGCTAGTCCTTCAAAGTCTAGGATACGTAATCTCCAAAGTATTGGGCGTGGTCTTCGGTTAAAAGATAATAATTCTGCTGCTACTTTATATGATATATCAGATGATTTAAAACACAATGATAAAGAAAATTACACACTTGCACACTTTAGAGAAAGAATAAATATTTACAATGAAGAAGATTTTAATTATGAAATCCATAACGTGGAGTTAAAGTAATATGCACCATACTAAAGAAAATATTAAAATAATAAAATTGGTTAACGGTGAAGATGTTGTTTGCATATTGCCTATTGGTGACAAACAATTACCAACAGATTCCAAACTAATGCGTTTAGAGAAACCTCTATTAATTAAGTATGTGCCTCAAATGACAATGACAGGTTTTAAAGATTATGTTGCTTTAATTAAATGGTGTTCTTATTCACCAGATCAAACTATTACTATTCCAAAAGATAAAATTATGACAATAACAAGTGCAACTGTAGAGATGTCTAGTAGTTATATGAATATTGCTAATACTTACAATCAAAAACCAGTTCCTGTTAAAAATAGTAAATATGCAACACAAGAATTATCTGCTGAACAAAATGAAAAACTTAATGAAATATTTGATGATGAAGATTTGGATAAAACTATTCATTAATAATATTATCTATAGCTATTACCTCCAATCACTCACTACACGCTCCATTATACACAAAATAATGAAAATGTCAATGCTGATATGAACAAAAGTGAATGGATTATAAAAGTAACTTATAATAGTGATAATTGGAAGAAATATTGTGAACTTACTTACCCCTTTAAAGGTACTCCTAAAACACTCGAAAAAAGAATTTGGAAACACTATAATGAAAAGTATGAAAACTATGGTAAGGCAGAAGCTGTTGTAGTAGAATTAATTATAGATTAATTTGTTAAAACATTGACATTTTAAAGAAAATATAGTATATTATATATTATGAATAACAAACAAAAAAAAGAACATTATGTAAATAATAAAGAGTTCTTGCAGGCAATGATTGAATATCGTAAGATGGTCAATAAAGCCAAAAGAAAAAAATTATCTAAACCACCAGTTACAGATTATATTGGTAGTTGTTTTTTAAAGATTGCGAATCATTTATCGTATAGACCTAATTTTATTAATTATACTTTTAAAGATGATATGATTAG